ATGTAAATGTAAATGTAAATGTAAATGTAAATGTAAATGTAAATGTAAATGTAAATGTAAATGTAAATGTAAATGTAAATGTAAATGTAAATGTAAATGTAAATGTAAATGTAAATGTAAATGAATAAATGAATAAATGAATAAATGAATAAATGAATAAATGAATAAATGAATAAATGAATAAATGTATTGTACAATTTATTTAAATTTAAATAAACAATACAATGCAGTACAATTGAATTAAATTAATTTAAAAAAAAAATAAATACATTTATAATAAATGTCAGGCTCGATTGCAGCAATAGCAGCTTATGACGGCACGGGTACACAAGGTTATGGAACGACTGATAAAAGTTTACCAGGTGTAAAGTCTGTTTTTTGGAATGAAAACGATACTAATAAGTATTACGTCAACGGTTGTAGTTTTTCAGAAGTATCGTCTAACAAAGGAGAGATTACATCGCCCGAGACTGTAGTGTTTACATTTGACAATGACGCTGATGCTATAAATGATTTAGTTTTAACTATTGGCGCTGCAGATATAAAATCTAATGCATCGCCGTCGAATTCTCCACTTCCTCCCTGGTTTATGGCTGGATTTATAGAAAGAATCGAAATATGTATTGGTAATCAAGTTATATCTACTATCTTTACTACACAAATAAAACAACTTTTAATATCCGATAAATATTTAAATCTGAGTGTACAAGATTATGGAAATGTATCCCAAATAGGCGGTGGTTCAAACGGTGGTGTATATACAAACATCAGACTCCCAATTTTTAATTTAATAAATTCAAAAACAAACTGTTCATACTTAATGGCATGCGCGAATAATCAAGTTCTGCAAGTAAAAGTCTATCCACAGTTTTTAACCGAGAGTGATTATAATAATAATTTTTTATCTTCTAGTTCTGCTGGATGGAACATTGACGTAGGAACTGACAATAAGTTCACATTTAATTTGTATGCTAATAAATACTCAATGACAAACGCCGAAAGAGACTTTTTAAGGAGTCAAGTAATTCCAAAAAGAACAAATGTTACACAGAGTGCAACAATATCAAATCCTCAATCAGTCCCCGGTTATCCAGATTTATCAACTAGTAACCCAATTACAATAAATTGTGATCATTTTAATATAAACGCAGAAAAACTTTATATAACATCGATAGGCGTATCTGGTACAATTCCATTGTTTAATGTAGAACTATTTTTAAATTCTACTTCTTATTGCGGAGCGATTCAAAGTAGTGTTTCAGAAATTTCTGTGGGACCTACTTATAGTCAATACATATCAATTGTTGCTACGACAACAACTGGAAAAACTACTACAACAGGTGCGGAATCAACTAAAATTGCGGAAATATATTTTGCAAAAAATTCTAAAGAATATAATACAGATCAAAATTACGTACCTTTGAGTAAATACGATAGTATTCGTATAGTTTTAACCCCGTTAACATCTAGTAGCATGACTACATTTTCAAGATTTTTGGACTATTTAACAGTTGTAGTAGAGGGTAAATGTACCGCTTTGTATCAAAACGGAGCGGTAGTATTTAATAATTACTAAATACATTACATTACATTACATTAAACAAATCAGATACACTTTATGAATTTCCAATCTAGATCTTTACATATTCCTCTCCATATATTTTCTTGTTCAAATAGTTTTTCTCTGCTCTTTAGAAGAGGAAAGTAAATTAGGTATTCATGTTTGTTAAGTAGTTGAAAAAATTTATATAAAGTATAAGAATAGCTTAAAAAGTTCTTTCTACTTCTTGGACAGTGCTTTTCAAACGGTTCTTGGATTTCATTAAACATTTCTATAAGCTTATTCTCTAATTCTTGACATATATGCAATTGTTTATTACCGGTTATCTTATGAATGATATTTGGTATGTGTTCATAGTACTTGTTTAATTTTAATTTTTTAAGAAATTCCTTGATTTTATAATACGTAATCAAAGTTTTGTCTGTGAGGCGTTCTTTTTTGATTTCTAAAATCAGTAATTGAATTACTTCTTCTGGTACATTTGTTCCTTCTCGACCTTGTATCTGGGTTATCCATTCTTTGAAATGATTAGTACGTTTATAACTATATGGTTTTGTATAATCATGATTTTCAGCATGATTCCATTCTGGCAATTCTGAAATATTAAAAGTTTCAGTTAGACCACAATTGTAACAAATTAATAGTCCAGACGTTGAGTCGTGAACAGTACCGCATTGACAGTCTCTGCATATGTAACTATTTTGCCTTTTTTCTATATATCCGTTGGACTCTTTTGGAAAACATTTTGCCATGTATCTTTTGTACATTTCTTCTTTATTATTGGTAGAATCTAATGAGATGTACTTAAATATCTCGCCGTCATTATTGCATTCTGTTGTATGCTCCTCTGAGTCTATTTCTCTTATAAAATCCATAGATCTAAAAAGATAATCAGAAAGTTCTCTATCTGTCTCTAAGTCGTTTATTTTTTCCTCTAAATGTTTTATTTTAGCTTCAATTTCCCTGTTAAATTTATTATCAGTTCTAGCTTTGTATAATAAATTTAACTCGGATTTGTACTTATTTATATTTTTTTTATCTTTTTCTATGTTTTCTATTGTTTTATCATGTTTTGCTATTATAGACATTCTGGTATCTGTATGAGCTGTTTTTTTAGAAATCTTAAAAGAAGACATTATAAATTATATAATTTATTCTTTTAAACACATTTTTAAATTCAAGACATTTAATTTAAAAATATGTTTTATAATTAAATGTGATGTTGATATCTTATTCAAAAATTTTTACTATTAAAGCCATTAGAAATGTGTGTAGAATAAAGGGTATACGTTATATATCAAATTATAATAAAGATTATCTTTTAGTCTTATTAAAAAAATATAACGCAGCTAAAATTATTCAGAGTGGTTTAAGAAATAAGACAATAAATGAAAAAACTTGTCCTATATGTCGCGAATCTCTAAAGTATCCTTTTATTTCTGTAAAAGTAAATGATAAGTTTTTTTATTACGATTTTTATACATTCGTCGAATATTTAAATAAGACGCAAGACTTTAGAGATCCATGTACAAGACAAATTATAAAAGATAATAAATTAATGCAAATTAACAAATTAATAAGATACTACTATGGAAAGGCTACTAATAAGACACTTATTTCAAAAAGTATGATTAAAAATACAGATTTAAATATAATAACTTACTGTCTATACGACATCTTAAATGAAGTTCAAAATAAACATATGACTTTAGAGGAAATATATAATAATATATTACCAAGATTCATATATTACATTAATTACCTAATTAAAAATCATTCAAGAGAAGACTCTGAAATAATACTAAAAGCTTGCAGAGAATCTATGGACAACAGAGCGATACTCGATTATATTCAACTAATGGAGGTCATAAATTACTAAAAAATATTAATATAAAGAAAACTTACAATGTAATATAAAGAATCAAATGACTGATTTTTGCAAAATTTGCGATCCTAAATGCAAACACTATGATTGTATATGTAATGAAAACTTTAGTAATTTTTATGACACATACAATGAGCTACAAAGTATAATTCAACTTGAAAAGTTTAATTTAGTAAAAAACTGGAGTATTTCAACTATGACGGTCTGTTGTAGTTTCAATAGCGACATAAATTTAGAAGAGTATATAAGTGTTTATTGTTCAGAAATAACAGGTAAAACTTTTTACAATTGTATAAATACATACACAGGTGTAAAGTATCAATCTAAAAATAGGGTATCTATCAAGATATTTTCAAATGGGAATATGCAGTTAGCCGGAGTATTAAATGTCACGTCGGCTACATACGCTATAAGAAAAATATATAGAAGACTGTGTAACCTTTCGGCGTTTGCATCTCAGGCTTTTATATCAAATGTAAGAATATGCATGATAAATTCAGACTTCAAGATAGACAAAAATATAAAGCAAGCAAATGTTTGTAAATTTTTAGATTCAAAAGAAATGGAATCTGTTAAGATGTATTCATTTAATCCAAGTAAATATCCGGGTATAAATATTAAGTTTTCAAATCCTATAAATCAAAATATTATAACTTGTGCAATGTTTAGACCGGGTAGTATTATAATTACAGGTGGAAATGATATAAATGCATATAAATTTGTATTAAATCAAATTTTTATTTTGTTGCAAAATAATAACGATTTTTTATATTAATGCTGACTTTATATGAAATAAATAATATAATAGATTCAAATATTTCTTGTAATGTATCTCATAAAAT